CGCTTTGCGAGTCCCATCTTTTAGGATGGAGGCACGCTTCGGCGTGTAGGTCTGTTTATTCAGACCCTACTCCCTTGTAAGGAGCGGCATATGAGGTCGAGCTTCGCTCCCTTGCCGAAATCCGTTTCATATACGGTTGGTTACTTCTCCCTTCCATCAATAGGGGGTTCGAAAGGAGAGTTGGATTGGTTGCATTAGCAAAACAATTTGTGGGCAAAGCCCAGCTCCTCGATGAGAGAACTGACGGGAAAGAACTCCTCCCGGATCAAGGTTTTACCACCTTGGTAGGACGTAAGTACAATGGTAACGTATCGAAGTACGCTAACTTTGCACTCAGAGGCGTCGGAGTAATACGTGAAGATTGGGCCAATGCAGTCCTAGCAACCCAAGGCTACGATTTAGGTGATGAGTTTTCACGATCTGAATACGAGCCCCAGTCATTGTTTGATGCACTATCAGAATATGATGGTAAATCGACGTGGCGCTTCAAGTATGATAGCGATTGGGACATATGGATTAGAGCGGTTAGTAAAGTTGAATCGTTGTTTTCGTTTCTTAAAGAACAGCCCTTGAAGCCTCTGGAACTTGATGAAGCGCTTTGGGAAGTCGTTAAACATGAAACGTCATCTGGCCTACCCTCTCTAGCTCCCAAGAAACTAGTTTTCGATGACGAGCTTAAACGCTCAAAGTGGCTACTTTCGCAGGAGCGGTTGGACAAGTTAGCTGATTCTGACAGCAACATTAAAAGAAGACATTGGGCTCCAGAACCTGCTGTGGCTTACTACCGCACGCAGGCAAGCATCAAAGATGGAGTCCCCAAGAAGAAAGTTCGACTTGTTTGGGGTTATCCCCTAAGCATGATCCTTCTAGAAGCTTGCTATGCAAGACCCGTAATTGATGCGGTGTTGAAGGCTGTTACACCAATCTCATTGGGCTATAGAAAGTCCGAGATGGGTGCACTAGTGGGTTCGACCGAATGGTGGCCTGTGGCAGGAACTTTCGATTGGTCCAAATGGGACGCCAACTGCCCCACCCGACTGATCACGGAAGGCTTTCGGATCGTTAGAAGCTTTTTTGGTGATGTTGACGACGAACATTGGAATCTCATTGTTCGGTACTTTTGTACAGCTGGGATTCTGATGCCGGATGGCCAAGTATACGTTAGGCGTAGAAAGGGCATCCCCAGCGGGTCTTTCTTCACGAGCATAATTGGATCCATTTGCAATTTGATTGCTATTCATTTCCTTGTTTATAAACAGGAATTGGACGTCATTGGAATCCACGTTCTTGGAGATGACTCTTTAGTCGGTCTCACAGGTAACATTGACATTGGTAAAATGGTAAAAGATGCAAAATTCCATTTCGGCATGAAGTTAAATCTTGATAAATTGGCTTATGGCGGTTCTCACGTCACGCCAAGATATCTTGGACATGATTGGTTCCATGCTAGAATTTGCCGACCGGTGATTGAAACTGTCCAGAGAATCAAATATCCGGAACGTTACAACAAAGAATGGTATGAACTAAGATTGGACAAATTGATTAGTCTTTATGGCGATAATGTCAGTGCGTGGCCTCTGATTCATAAAGTCATGGTCGAAACCGGTTTCGCCACCCGGCATGGCGCAGGAGACCCGTTCCTATTAAGGACCTTTAGGGACTTAAGTGGATTTACCGAAATGGAGAGTCCGGAG